AACATTAATGATTAGAGTAATTAAATAACTATTAAGGGATTACCGCGAGGTGGTGAATATGGCTAGGCAACGTAGCCCAGATCGTGACAAAGCATTTGAAATATATAAAGCAAGTAAAGGTGAGAAGACGCTTGTTGAGATTGCAAAGGAACTCGATATAAAGAATCCTTCACAAATCAGAAAGTGGAAATCACAGGACAATTGGGACGAACAAATGAATGGTAACGTAACTATTGCGAAAAGGAGCGTTACCATTGTTAAAAATCCCAAAACAAAAGAGAAATTAAAAGAGATTTTAGAGGATGAAGAGCTGACCGAAAAGGAACGGCTCTTTTGTTTATATTTTGTAAAATACTTCAATGGTACACAAGCTGCAATAAAGGCCGGATATGCCAAAGAGAGTGCTCATGTACAGAGTAGTAGATTGCTACGACGTGAACGAGTTGCTTCCTATATAAAGGAACTAAAAGGTGAGTTAGTTGAGAATGTATTTGTGGAAGCGATGGATGTATTGAAAGAGTATATCAAGATTGCTTTTGCTGATATTACTAACTACATTACTTTTGGGCAAAGAGAAGTTGAGTTTCAAGATGATGAAGGAAATCAATTCACTAGAATGATAAACTTCGTTGATTTACAAGAGGCAGATTTGGTAGATGGATCCATTATTACCGAAGTTAAAAAGGGTAAAGACGGCGTATCGATTAAGCTCGCTGACAAGATGAAAGCTCTTGATAAGCTCGCTCAATACTTCGACTTAGTTCCCGATAACTTCAAGCGTCAAATTGAAGAGGAACGTCATCGCATGCAGATGGAAGTGCAGAAGGTTCATGTTGAGAAGACAAAAGCTGAAATAAAAGATCTTACAGACGACTCCAGTAATGGTAACCGAGTCATCATTGTAAACGATACAGAAGCCATGAGGAAGGCGATGGAAAATGACCAAGACAGTTAATATCATGGACTTGATGAACGTCAATTTCTATTCGTTGTGGCTTGCTGAACAATCGCATATCGTTGCAAAAGGCGGTCGTTCTTCAATGAAATCATCGGTTATTTCTATGAAGCTTGTAACAGACTTTTTGGAAGATGACCAGGGTAACGTGGTTTGCTTGAGAAAAGTCGGCAAGTACCTTTCTACTTCTATATATGAGCAAATTAAATGGGCCATTTATATGCTTGGTGTAGAAGGTGAGTTTTACTTCGGTAAATCTCCACTAATTATTAAGCATAAGAAAACAGGTACAGCTTTTTACTTCTATGGTTGTGACGATCCATTAAAACTAAAGTCAGCTAAGATTGCAAAAGGTTATGTTATGTCTCTATGGTATGAGGAAGCAGCTGAGTTCGCTGGAGTAGAGGATATAGATATTGTCGAGGATACATTCATTCGTCAGCAAATCGAAGGTAAAGAAGTAAAAGTGTACTTCTCATACAACCCCCCTAGAAATCCATATAGCTGGATAAATGAGTGGTTGGATAGTAAAGCTGGTGACGATGATTATTTCATTCATCATTCAACTTATATGGATGATAAAAAGGGATTCTTATCTCAGCAGATGATCAGGAAGATTGAGAAGTATAAGATACATGACGAAGATTACTGGCGCTGGATGTATGGTGGAGAAGTCATTGGTTTAGGTGATATGGTCTATAACATGAATCATATTCAAGAAATCGATGAACTGCCAAATGATGATGACATTATTTTGATTGATACAACATCCGATACAGGGCACCAAGTATCTGCTACTACTCATTTAGCACTTGGGTTTACTAAGAAGAGAAACGTTATCTTGCTTGATACTTACTATTACAGTCCAGCTAATAAAGTAGTTAAGAAAGCTCCAAGTGAGTTATCTAAGGACTTGAAAGAATGGATGGACAGCGTTACTAAAATCTATAACAGATACTTTGATAAACAAACCATCGATTCCGCTGAAGGTGCACTTCGTAATCAATTCTTTAAAGACTACGGTATAAGGCTGCATCCAGTAGCGAAGAAAAAGAAAATAGACATGATTGATAACGTCCAGGATTTATTAGCCCAGGGACGTTTTTTCGTGTTAAATACAGAAAGAAATAAGATCTTTATAGAAGAACATAAGAAATATCAATGGGATGCAGATACCCTACAAAGTGACGACCCTAAAATAATAAAGGTAGATGATCATACATGCGATGCGCTCCAATATTATGTGAATGACAACCTATCAAAATTAGGATTAAAGTATTAGGCGGTGATTAAATTGAATAAAACACATTCTGAAGATTGTTTTTGTATTGGTTGCATCGCTAATGGCGAATGGGCATTAAGGATTGAAAAGATACAAGAGAATAAAGTAATTAATCAAGATAAAAAAGAATTAAAAGTTGCTGTTAAAGAACTGCATGCTTATATGAATGGTGACGAACCAATGATTAAACTATCTTTTGATTTAATCAATAAAAACGGTGAGAAAATGAGTGTGGTTAGAGAAGTTAAAACAGCGATGCTTGTTGGTAATATAGCTAGCCATATAAATGAACTTGCACAACTTATTGTTGACTCAAATGATCTATATTAGGCGGTGAAAATATGTTCAGAAACATCGTTGCAAAAGTGAGGGGGTGGCTATATAAAATGAACCTAATCCGCGGAGTTAAAAAGATAACGGATAAAAAAGATATACCTGTTAATGAAGAGTCATACAAACATATTGATATGTGGAAAGCGCTATACAGTGGGTATTACAGTGAATGGCATGACGTTAAGTCCCATACAATTGATGGGCAAAAAAGCAGAAAGATGGCATCGCTAAACATGGCAAAAGTCATATCACAGGAAATGGCTGCTCTTATCTTCAATGAGAAGTGCTCAATTAATATTTCTGATGACACACTGTCAGATGATATTAAGAATGTTCTGGATGAAAATAACTTTATCAAAGAGTTTCAGAGATATCTAGAATACAACTTTGCTTTAGGTGGAATGGTCATCAAAGTATATTGGGACAACGGGATTAAGCTTTCTTATGTTACTGCTGACTGTTTCATTCCTATTGCATGGGATAACAAATATATCACTGAAGGTGTATTTGTTAATGAAACATCTAAGGGAGATAAGAAGTACACGTTACTTGAGTGGCACTTGGTTGAAGGTAAAGAGTATGTAATTAAGAATGAGCTATATGAAAGTAAAAATCAAGGGGACTTAGGTGTAAAGGTTTCTTTAGCTACTCTATACCATGATTTGGAAGAAGAAGTACGCATTGAGAACCTATCTAAACCGATGTTTGTTTACTTCAAACCAAATACAGCTAATAATTTGGATTTAAACTCGCCACTCGGGATTTCCCTTTATGCTAACTCTTTACATGTGTTAAAGTCACTCGATATTGCATTCGATAGTTTCCAGCGTGAATTCGTGTTAGGTAAGAAACGTATTATCGTTCCTACAAGTGCTATTAAAACAATTATCGATCCACTTAGCGGTGAAATGCATAGATACTTCGATTCGACCGACGAAGTTTATGAAGCAATGAACTTTGAAGACGGTATGGATAAAATCCAAGACATATCTGTAGAGTTGCGTGTAGAAGAACATATCGCTTCTATAAATGCATTATTAAACTACTTATCTGCGCAAATCGGTTTCTCTGCCGGAGCATTTAGTTTTGATGGACAAGGCGTTAAGACAGCAACAGAAGTTGTTAGCGAAAATTCCAAGACATTCAGAACGAAGCAGTCTCATGAAACGATTATTGAAGATGGTATTCGTGATTTGGTTGATATTATTATCGAAACCGCTGCTTTATATGATGAATTTGAGAGTACAGACGACTATGAAGTTACTGTTACATTTGATGATTCTATTGCAGAGGACCAAACGGCAGAAATCAATAAGCAGGTAACGCTTGTTATGAATGGTTTAACGACTAAGAAACTAGCTATCATGAAGATACATGGTGTTTCTGAAGGGGAAGCAGTACAGATGCTGAAAGAAATCTTAGAGGAAAACAAAACAGTGCTTCCGGAAAATATCGACTTCTTCGGCATGAACAATAAACAACAGAATAATAGTCCAGGAGATGAAGGGTAATGGCTCTTCCTCCGGATAAGTTACAGCAACTCTCTATGTTTATAGTAGATATCTACATTGCAATTGAAGAAGAGTTGCTTTTAAATATGGCCAGATTGCTCAAATATGACATGGAACTGCTATTAACTGCTGAGGATTTCACAGAGTATCAGCATTGGCGGATAGTTCAGTTGAATAAGCTTGGTAAGTTAAATCAGCAGCAGATGAATACAATTGCACGTTATAGCGGCAAAACGGCAGAGGAAGTACGAAAGATGCTAGAATCTGCTGGATTTACAGCAGTGGAACAACATGAATCGTTATATCAGAAAGCGGTACAAGCAGGAATCATAGCTGCTGCGCCAACAATGTATACGAGTGCCGCGCTAATAGGCATCCTTAATACTTATGAAAAACAGGCATTAGAAATATTTAATCTTGTAAATACTACCATGCTCAAACAGTCTCAACAGGTTTATCTAGACATCTTAAATAAAACAGTAGGTAAAGTTCTTGGTGGTGTCATAACGGC